GGGGGTGTGCCCGAGGATGAGGTCGGCCAGGATGCCGCCGCCGGCTCCGGCAAACAGATGCGCAGTTCGCATGGGTTATTCACGATGTGCTCGCGGAGGTGCTTGGATTCGCGGGCGCCGGCTGCTGCTCCCGCTTCTGGCGGTCTGCTGCGAGTGCGGCCCAGTCGATGGGCGGCTCGGGCTGCTGGTGCTGCCAGGGGCGAGCCGCCTGGCGCTCTCTGCTACGGCGGCTCGCCACGATCAGGCCCGCTGGTAGCTGCCGATGCCCACCGGCATGCCGCCATTCAGCTCTGCTCGCACCTTCTCCGCGAACTCGGCGGCCATGCCTTCCTGGTGCTCTTCGAGCTTCACGATGCGCAGCACGATGAGGGGCTTGTCGTTCGCGAGGATCGACAGGCGCAGGGTCAGCGTGCGCGACGCGAGCCCGAAGTAGGGCGCCTCGCAGTGGAAGTCGATCTGCGTGGGCAGGTTGTCGCCGCTGCTGGCCTGCACCGATTCGAAGGTGCTGCGCTCGGCGCCCAGTTGCTGCTCGGCGCTGGTGACCTTCTTTGCGGCTTCGATGGTGATGGTGCGCACCGCCGCGGCGGCCTGGCCCGTCGGGATGACGTCGGCCGTGTTGCGGCAGGCGATGAAGGGTGCCCAGTCCTCCAGGAATTCAGCCACCTCGGTTTGCTTGCGCGGCTGGCCGTTGGCGATGGACAGGACTGCCGCATAGGCCGCCGACTTCTCCAGCGCGACGATGGCGAGGTTGTCAGCGTGGCCAGGCCGCTCCGGCGTGCCCAGGTTCAGCACCGCCGTGGCGCGCATGCGGTCCTTGTCGATGAACACGGCTGCGCCGGTCTCGGCGTTGGTGCCGGCATAGGTAGCGAAGTCAGCGAGCACGCTGGTGGTCATCGAACCGCGGGCACGGCGCCGCGTCGGCTGGTAGGCCTCGAAGTCCTTGACATCGAAGTCGTTCGGAACGGCGGCGACCGATCGGCCCATCAGCAGCGCATTGGTGATGGCGGTGGCAGTGGCGGTCACGGCTTCGGCCTTGGCCAGTGCCTTGACGGCAGATTCATCGAGCATGAATGGCTCCTGTAGTTGCGATGGGTGGTTTAGGCCTTGACCTGGCCCGAGGTCTTGTCGAGGAAGCTGGTCTGCGACTCGGGAACCAGCGTGAGCTTCCCGAACTTGCCGACGTGCAGCGTGGTGACGCGCTGGGCCTTCTCGCTGCTCTCGCCCGTCTCGGTCGGGCGCTTGAATGTCAGCGTGTGATCGATGTGGACCATGTGCGAGCCGCCGATCGGCTTGAGCTTCAGCTTGATGGTCACTTCGGCGGTCTTCTGGTTGTCGACGGCAGCGGCTGCCGATTTCGACAGGGCGACCGACAACATGCGTTCGAACTGGCCTCCGTCGAGGTCGGTGATGAACTCCGATACGTCGGTGGCGGCTGCGGGGCTCTTGCCCGGGTCCTGTGTGCTCATGGGAACGTGCTCCTGTGGAGTGGTGGGGAACTGGTGGGGGTGCCTACCGTGCTGCCAGCCTTTCGGCGCGTCGGTCAGCCTTGCGGCTTGGGTAGGAACTCCGTCAGGCTTGCGCCTTCACCCCCGTTGATCAGGCGGCCAGCTGCTGCGGAGCGCTGGCCAGGGCGAGCGCGTGATCGCTGATCGCGCGGCAGATGGCGGGAAAGTTGCCGGGCCAGTACAGCTTCAGCCCACGCTCGACGTGAGCGGGGAAGCCCAGCTGGGCCAGGCCTTCGGCAGTGATCGACAAGGGAGCCAGTCGCGCCTGGATCTCGCCAAGCCGCAGCGTGCGGGTGTAGGTCGTGTGCAATGGCGTGGCGACGCCCCCCGCGGGGCCCGCGTCGGCGGGTTGCCCTGCGCCCATAGAGCCGACGCTCGGGCTGGTGCTGGCAGGGGCGTCGCGGTCGGTGGCCTCGGGCGCGGGCGCCTCTGCCTTCAGAACCTGTTGCGAGCCCTGCTCGGTGGTAATCGGTGCGGAGGCCGGCGCGAAAGCAATCTCCGAGCTCTCGTCCACGTCGTCGAAGATGTTGCGGCTGCCGTCCGGGTTCATGAAAGTGCCATCGGCGGCGTACCAGTTGCCGCTGTCGTTGACCACGGCACCGGCAACCACACCATCCGGCAGCGGCTTGCGGACAACGGAGCCGGGGGCGGCAGCCTTCGCGGCTTCGCCGGCAACGCGTGCAGCGATGGCCTGTGCCTGGCGCTCGGCTTCCTCGCGCTCGCGCTGAGCCTGCGCGGCAGCTTCCTGCTGGGCCCTGAACTCGGCCTGCTGGCGCTCGAACTCGGCGCGCTGGGCGGCCAGCCGCTCCTCCTCGGCCTTCAGCGCTGCGGCCGCGCGTGCACGCTCCTCGTCGGCCAGCGCGTCGTCGTGCAGCTTCTGCATGCTGGCCAGCGTGTCAGCCTTCTGCTTCAAGGCCTGCTCGTAGAAGTCTTCCCAGGCATCCTTCTCGATCGAGATGGCGCTGACCTTGGCGATGCCATCGGCAATGCGGCCAGAAGGCAGCCCGCGCGCGAACTCGACGTACCCCGCCAGCTTGGCCAGGTTGTCACGGTGGGCCTGCACTCGGGCGGCTTCCTTCTGCTCGGCGACGCGCCGCTCCTCGGCCATCTCTTCCTCGCGTTTGGCGATCTGGGGCGAGATCAGCGCGTCGGCCTTCTGGAAGGCGGCTTCGACCGACTCCAGCTCAGCGCCCACAGCGCGGGACACGGCCGTCAGCTTGGACTTCAGGCCGGCCGAGATCTTGCGCGCCTCGGCGAGAGGCTGGCCGATGAGGCGGTGGCGCGGGCTCTTCGCGTCTGCCAGCTTGCCCGGCGTGCTCAGGTCGTGCACGACGCCGTCCAGCGTCTCCCGCGCCGTCTTGACGGCCGCGTGCGAGGTGTTGAACTGGGCCAGGGCCACGGCCTGCAGGTCCAGCTTCGTCAGGTCCACCACGGCAGCAGGCTGCTGGGCGACGGCGGTAGATGCGGCCGGTGCCGCAGTGTCCAGTTCAGGGAAGTCGAGTTCAGACATGGTGACTCCAGGGTCAGAAGGTGATGGCGTCGAGATCGACGGGGGCGGGCTTCAGGGCGGGGGAGGGCGCGCGCGCGGCGGAGGCTTCCCAGGGCGGCGGCTCGGGCGGCATGGCGGCCTCAGGGCCGTCCTTCAGTGCGCCGCTCATCTTTTTCGGGGTGCGCAGGTCCACTAGGAAGGTGTCGACCATGCGCATGAAGCGCACGAGCCGGGTCTCCAGCTCCTCGATCGCGTTCTCGTCTCGGTAGATCCGCTTGACGAAAAGGTCCTTGCCGACCGGCGCGAGCCAGGGGCAGTACACGACCAGGTCGCAATACTTGCGGCCGGTGATCCACAGGCCGCCGTTGATCTGATCGATGTACTCGAGGTGGGCGGTCTGGGGGTGCTGCCAGACCTCGCCCACCTTGTCGGCGGCGAGCGGGCACTTGATCTCGATCAGGCCGTCGTCATCCCGGAACCCGTCGGCGCTGTAGCCGAAACGGGAGTCGTCGGTGAGGATCAGGCTGACCTCGTCGATCCATGCGCCCGTGCGGTGCTCGTAGACCGAGCGCGCGCGGGGCTCCAATTCGCGGCCGCGTGTCATCGCGTACGTGACGAAGGTGTCGTCCAGCGGCTCGCGGGCGATCGTCTCCATGGCGATCAGCCAGGCGTACTTGATGGCCTTCTCGCTGGGCTTGGACGGATCAACGCCTGACAGCGCCATGTCGACCGCCTCGGCGCGCGGCGCGGCCTTGTAGCCGGCAGCCAGCATCGCGGAGGCCTCGGACTTCCCGGCCTTGATGGCGTTGACGTAGGTCTGCTGCTGCTGGGTCAGCCCGCCGGTCGTGCTGATGGCGTCGCTGAAGCGGCTGGCCGTGATGACGCCGCAGCGCGCTTGCAGCCAGTCCTGGGAGCCCTGGGGGTGGTTGAGGACGATCATCGTGCGCCACCCTTCGCGTCGGCGTCAGCCTTGCGGGCGGCCTGGCGCAGCGAGGGCCCGTGCTCGCGCCAGAAATCCTCGGTGGGCACGTTGGCCTCGTAGTGCTTGCGCAGCGCTGCCTCGCCTTGCATGGCCACCTCGCGCCAGCGGTCCAGCACCTGGTCGGATTCGCCGTCCCCGTTGCCGTCGTTGTCCTCCTCGCCGATGGCGATGTTGAAGATGTCCTTCAGCAGGTAGCGGCGTCCGTAGCTGTGCGCTGCGCCAGTGGCGTGCGTCTTGGTCATCACGTCCCCGCCCTTGGCGCCCTTGCCGTCGTTCGGCATGTCCAACTTGTACGTGCGGGTGTGACCGGCGCTGTGCGACACGTAGGCCAGGATGCGCGCATGACCTTCCGGGGCGCCCTCGCCCTCGTTGAAGCTGATGGAGAAGCCCTCGGCGGAATAGATCGGCCGCACCGCCTTGTCCAACTTGCCATAGGTTGCGTACAGGCTCTTGGTCTGCGGGTTTGCGGCATCGGCCGACACCCGGCCCATCCGGGACTGCGCCCTGTTCATTGCCGCGTTGAAGGCTTCTTCAGCGGCGCGGTTCTTCAGGCGCTCGTGCATCGCCCACAGTCGCTCCATCTTGTCGATGTCCACCGCGGGGTCACGGGCAGCAGCAGCAATCACGTGAATCAGGCTGCCGGCTTCAGCGTTTGAAGCATGGGATACGGGCTGTGCGCTGTTGGTGATGGCAGGAAGCTGGGCCGCGCGCGGCTCCAGCTCCAGGGTTTCGACGGCCGTGGCTTCGGCCTGGCTGGTTGCTGTCATGGTTCTCTCAGGGCAGAAGAAGGGGAGGGAGGACGGCCGCGGCCAGCAGCACGGCGGTGGCCATCAGCGAGCCGTAGGCGGTGAGGCGCGACAGGGCGTCCTCGGCGATCTGGTCGAGCTTCATCGGGCCACCTCAAGCGCACGCAGGCCGGCCTCAGACAGGCGCCCGCGCCCAGGGAAGGGCCAGGGGCGCAACAGGCCGTTGCGGGTGCAGTTGGACTCCACCTCGGCGAACTTGCCGGGTGCGAAGCCGTGGTCGGCGGGTCGGCCGTCGCGGAGGTTGGCCAGCAGCCGCAGCTGGGCCGGCGTGGGGACGTGCCGCGTCTTCATGGCTTGAGCCACCAGACGAGGAGGGCGAAGCCGAGACCCGCGGCTGCGGCCGGGGCCGCGGTGATGAGCCAGAACTCCACCGCTTCGCGGCGGGTCAGCGGCTCGCCTTCTTCCAGCAGCTCGCTGCACGCGGAGCCGCCGGCCTGCGGGCAGTCGCACGCGCCGGGCGTGCCGGTGTTGCAGGTCGGGCAGGTCATCGGCAGCGCCTTCGCGCGGCGGCGGGCGTGGCCCTTGCGCGCGGCGACCACGCGGGCGAGGCTGCAGCGGCCCGGGTGCGGGAGATCGTGACGCGGCCAGGTGCTCATGACGCGCTCCCGAAGTTCAGGCGAGCAAACTTGCCGTAGTGGCGAGCAGCCGCAGCGTCATAGGCGCGTGCAGCGTCCTCGGCCGTGGCAAACAGGCCGACATACTTTCGAGCGCACGTAGCTTGGTACTTGCCTGTTTGCGCGTGCAAGACCACGCCCCTGAAGGGGACCTTTCCCTGCGCGCGCTGATTGGCACCGTTCTCGCTGGGCGTGGCTTCACGCAGGTTTTCCGGTCGGTTGTCGTCCCGGATGCCGTTGATGTGATCGAGCGGTAGGCTCGGCCAGCGCCCATGCGTGAGCAGCCATACGACTCTGTGAGCAGCTACAAAAGAGCCGTTGAACCGGATGCGCATGTAGCCGTCATGGTTCTTTGACGCTGCTTCAGCGCCGACGGTCACGCCTTGTCGCCCCTTGATCCAGAAGAGCTTTCCGTCCTCGACGCGCAAGAACTCGCGCGCCTGCTCGTATGTGAACGGCTCACGCATGGACCGCACCGTAGTTGTGGGTTTCGTCCATGTCGGCGCACTGCTCGGCTGTGAGGGGCCGGTGTGCAGGGCCGGCTTGCAGCTCGGCCGTCAGTCGGCATACCTCGCGGTCCCAGACCAGGGCCTGACCCTTGAGGCGCATCGCGGCGTCCATCGTGGCTTCGCGGCCCTGTGGCGTCTCGCGCTCAGCAGCCATATCGCGGACTTCGCGGTACTGGGCGTTGTAGTAGTCGCGGTGCTGAGTCGCTTCGATCAGGCGCAGCTCCAGCGCTGTGCGGGCTCCGAGATGGATGGGGGCGGTCTGCATTTCGCTTGCTCCGGTGAGCCTTCTGAGAGGCGACGGATAAAGTCTAGAATAACTAGACAGATCGGTCAAGCGAAACTAGACAGAAAGTCTCGAACACCTAGAATGCAGGCGAGAAAAAGCCCGCACGGGGCGGGCTTGGTCAACGGCCGCAAGGCCAGGAGTCAATAATGAAACGTGAAGAGCTTGAACCTCGCCTAGCGCATCTGATTGCAGGGCTCCGCCAACATCAGGTCCAAGAGGCCGTGCGGCTGCTTTTGGACTATGTGGACACGAAAGTGGAGAAGGGCGTCCTCAGCCCTGCTGATCTTGGTGATCAGGTCCTTCGAGCAGAAGAGAAGTGATTGCGCGGAACTGGTCTCGATACTCTTGCGGAGCTTTGGCCAGCGCGCTCGCTTGGTAGCTCGCGGCTTTCGACCGAACAATCGCCTGGAGCCGCTCGGGCTCGGGATGAGTCTTGACCAGCGCGCGGACCACTGAAAGCAGTGCCGCGTTTTGCAGCGTTAGGTACTCAAGATCAGTCATCGTTCTCTCCGGCAGTGCTTGGCCTCGGCGGCCGTCTTGACTTTGTGCTGCTCGACGGTCAGCCACTGCATGTTGGCCGGCGTGTCAGGCCCGCCGCACTTCAGCGGCGTGATGTGGTCGACCTGCCAGCCAGGGCAGGCTCCACGACTTCTGCCGGTAGCTGGGCACGGGTTGGCCTTCACGAACTCGGCGCGGGCAGCCGGCGATCTGCTGGGCGCTGCAAACGCCTCGGCATTGATGCTGGCTGCGCACGCGAGGGCCAGCAGGGCTGCAAACGGCCTCACCCGAACAGGGCGCTCAGCACGAACATAGAGCCGATGAACAGCGCGAGCTTTCCATCAGTCCTTGCGGGCGCATCTGGCACCTCAAGCTGAGACAGGATCGGGCTGGAGTTGAGCGGGTCAGACTTCTTGGTGGCTCCAGCCCGCGTGAATCCGTAGACCAAAAGCCCGCCGCCAGCCACAGCAAGTACAACCCTGGACAGCAGGTCCATGCAGCTCTCCTAGATGCTGTTCGAAGGTCGCATGTGCATGACAGCTACGACCTTGAACTGACCAGGCTCAAAGCTGGCAAACGCCGAGTCCAGGGCTTCGGCACGTCCGCTCTCCGTGTAGCGTCGGATGTACCGCCGGCCGTTGGCCTCGATCAGCACAACGTTCCTGGGCTCCGCTGAATTCTTGGCCTTGAACCAGATGCGCTCGCCCTTCACAAGACCACGCGCTGCCAAGGCGTCGTCGGGCACTTCGACCATCAGGTCGACGGGAATGACAGGCAGCTTCTCCAGACTCACTACAACCTCCCATGGCGTTATGGGAGGATCTTCAATCGTGGTGTAGCTCACGACGTGAGCCACCTCATGCTGCGGGGCACCAAGCTCCATAGGGGCGGGGTACTTGGTTGCCTCGGCGATCGCGAGCACTTGCTGGAAGCTGGGCTTGTGCTTCCCGCTCATCCAGTGCCCGACATTGGCCTTGCTGCGCCCAACGAGCGCGCCGATCTCTTCAAGCGTCAAGCCTGAATGTTTCTTGGCGGCCTGAAGCCACTCTTGTAGTTCCATAGGTTCACTGTATAGATCAGCTTTACTGAGAGGTCTCGAAGTTCTTGACTCAATGGTCTAGCGCATCTAGACTTTTGGGCATGGCTTCAATTCACGCCCCTCAGCAGCACCCGATTGACCGGGCCGCGTCGGTCGTCGGCTCCCAGGTCGCCCTGGCGTCGATCCTCAACGTGACTAAGGCCGCGGTCGGTCAATGGAAGTTGCCTGATCGACAGGTGCCGATTGAGCACTGCCCGGTAATTGAGCGCGCCACCGAGAAGGTCGTGATGCGCTGGGACCTGCGTCCCGACGACTGGCACCTGATCTGGCCTGAGTTGGTCGGCACCGAGGGCGCCCCCAAGGTCAAGCTGGCAAAGGCGGCCTGAGATGAGCGCGCTCAACATCGCGCTAGCCGGAACGAGCGGCGGCGGCGGGGGGCAAGCCCCCGGCGAGATCAGTGCATCGAAGGGCCGCCGCTTCTCGGGGGTTTCTCCATTGGAAGGCCAGATCGAACCTCGAAACCCGCGGCTGGTTCTCCTGAAAGGACGGCTTTGGGCAGTGGAGCTCCGAGCAAGAACCGGATGCGGCCGTTTGGCTCCGGCCCTTCCTGATACCCCGACAGCGGGCGAACTAGCCACTCTGGGAATTTGGGCCCTCCATCGGGCGGCAGCAGCCATGACGGCACGAGCCACCAGTTTCCTTGGTGCTCGACTGTGTCGATCGAAAGAACTTCTCCAGAAGGATCGTCGGCAATGAAGCAGACGGTCTTGAAAACTTCCATGGGCACTCCCTTCGGGTTGCTGGTTGGTGTGAGAACCCCCAGCGTAGCCCGGAGCGGGGCGCTCGCCCATCACGGTTGTCTCCCCGTCGCCCTCGCGATGCCTGTCTCCTCCCTGCAGGCATGTGGCGACGGTTTCACCCCAGGGCCCTCGGGCTCTGGGGACTTTCTTCGAACTGCATCGCCAGCAGGCGCAGCTCGGAGGCGGCCATGACGAGCGCCCGCCGCACCACATCCCGGACGAAGGGCGAGGTCAAGGCTTCAAGGCCTACGTCATCGATCTTGGGCAAGAACACAGCAGTGCTTAAGACCTCGGTCCCAGATGAGGTGGCGGAGCGGCTTGAGCGAATGGCGCGCGACCTTGGGTACAGAGACGGCGCTGAGTTTCGGCGAGAGGCTTTCATCATGATGGCGTTCAGTGAGGAGGAGTTGCTTGATCTTCACCAAACTCGCATCCGTGCGCTGGGCCGGAAATTGGCCGGTTTCGCTTCAGGTGGAGCGCGCCGATGAGGGCGAAACGACCGAAGCTGACGCTTGATGTTGTGCTGCGAGAGGTGCGCTATGACGCGCTGACGGGATCATTCACACGCGTCTCCGATGGCAAGCAGCTGGGCTTCTGGGAGCCGCTGGCCAAGCGGATCAGCATTTCGATATGCGGGCACGACTACGGGGCATGTCGTGTCGCCTGGATGATCTTGAACGGCGAATGGCCAACAGGCCGCCTGACTTTCAAGGACGGCAACCGCCGGAACCTCGCAGCGGCTAACTTGACTACCGAGCGTAGGCGCCGGCTGAGAGACATGCCTGAGGATGAGGCTCAGCAGCGACTACACCGACTCTTCGACTACGACCCAGAACAAGGCGTTTTCATTGCACGCATTCCCCGACGAGGGGTAGAGATCGGCGAAGTGTGCAGCGGCTGCGCTGTCAACGGCTACTACCTTCTCACCGTCGATGGTGAACAGATCCTGCTGCATCGGCTGATCTGGCTGTACGTGTACGGCAAATGGCCAAGCAAGAAGATTGATCACAGGGACGGCAACGGACTGAACAACCGCATTCAGAACCTGCGAGATGTGACTCAGGGCATCAATGTTCAGAACCAACGGCGAGCGCGGGTCGATAACCGTAGCACCGGGCTGTTGGGCTCCTATCGCCGCAAGGACACGGGCCGCTTTACATCGCGTATTGGAATTGACGGAAAGAGCTTGTCCCTGGGCTGCTTTGACACCGCTGAAGAAGCGCATTCCGCCTACGTCGCAGCAAAGCGCCGTCTTCACGAGGGGTGCACGCTGTGAGGACAGACCTCGTGAAGTTGATTCGCGACGAAGCGCCGCCGCGCCCGGCGTGCTTTGATAGCCAAGCCCAGTGGGTTGAGTTCCTTGTGGCCTCGCATGCTGCTGGCGGTCGCGTTGTTCGTAGGCAAGACACCGGGAAACATGCTGGCCAACGGGTCACACGATTCGCCGTTCTGCCGGTGGGCCAGCAGTCGCATTGCGCGGAGTGCGAGCTGCGGCGCAAGGAGCGGATGCAAGCCGAGGGCCGCTGCTTCCCAGTTCGGCCGCCGTCACCTCGCCAGCCGCAGCCGGCCAAGCCTGAGGCGCCGAAGCGCAGCAGCCAGTTCGACGTGCAGGGCGTCGCCACGTTCTCGATCGTCTCGGCCGGCAAGCGTGGCCCCGAGGAGAAGCGCTACCTCGCCATCGTGCTCAACGTGGAGCTGCAGGGCATCGACGCCGGCGTCTGCGCCTACTTCGACCCGATGCTCCCCGCGTTCCTGTATCGCCAGGACCTGGGCGGCCGCGTGGTGCGGAACAAGGCGCTCAAGCCGATCGCCTACGACACGCGCATCGAGGACGCCACGGTCGAGATCAACCGCGCCGCCTTCCACGGTGCCGACATCAGCAACTTCGTGGTGAGCCCGATCGACGGTCAGCGCGTGACGCTGCGCTGTCGAGTGGCCATCTACCCGGGGAAGGCGAACTGCTCCGGCTTGCTCAGCAGCGTGAACGAGGGCGTGCGCCTGCGCATTACCGGCCCCGCTGACCTCTTCGACGAACTGGCCGCCGAGGCCAACAGCCCCAAAGCGCAGCCCGCGCTCATTTGAAACCGTTCCCCTGAAGGAGATCCCGTTGGCTGATCCCATCTACTCCCGCGCGCAGATCCTGCGCCTCTACGACGACGCCCGCCGGTCGCTGGACGCGGTCGCGGCGGTCCAGCATGTCGCTGGCCTCACCGGCCTGGACCTCGTGACCGTCGAGGGTGTCGTGCAGGGCCGTGAGGCGGCGCAGCAGGCCGCTGAGGTGTGCGCATGAACATCGCCGCCAGCCTCATCAGCCGCGCCACCCGCCGCGCGCCCGATCAGCTGATCGGCGCGGACAACCCGCCCACCTATCTCACGCGCTGGTACCTGCTGCCGCGCAATCGCTTCTTCAACGCCTACCTGCACCACTTCGGCCGCAGCGACGACGACCGCGCGCACCACACGCACCCGTGGCTGTTCAACGTCTCGCTGGTGCTGCGCGGGATGCTGGTGGAGCACGTCATCGAGCGCGGCGGCCTGGTGCGCAAGCACGTGCTGCTGCCCGGCAACCTGCGCTTCCGCTGGGGTGCGTCGCCGCACCGGCTGGAGCTGCCGCACGGCTGGACGGCCTGGACGTTGTTCATCACTGGCCCCCGCGTGCGTGAGTGGGGCTTCCTTTGCGGTGAGCGCGGCTTCGTGCACTCGGAGCGCTTCACCGCACCGGGCCGTGAGGGCGAGATCGGCCGGGGGTGCGACGCATGACCCGCTTTCATGCTGAGCGCGAGGCCTATCAAGCCTTCCTGCGGGACAAGATCAAGCTCGCTCCCTTCACCGGCTTCGATGTGCCGCTGGAGCAAGTGAACCCCGCCCTCAAGCCCCACACGCGCGACATCGCCCGCTGGATGGTGAAGGGCGGTCGGCGCGCATGCTTCGCCCGATTCGGTCTGCACAAGACGGCCACGCAGCTCGAGGTGCTGCGCCTCATCGGCCAGCTCAAGCCGTGCCTGCGCCTGCAGGTTGCGCCGCTCGGCGTGCGCGGGGAGTTCTTCCGCGAGGTGGAACAGCGCTTCAAGGGCGACTTCGGCATGCAGCTGCGTTTCATCCGCAGCGACAGCGAGATCGACGACGAGCGCACGGTCTACCTCACGAACTACGAGTCTGTGCGCGAGGGCAAGATCACGCCAGGGCTGTTCGGCGCCGCGAGCCTTGACGAGGCCGACATCCTGCGCAGCTACGGCTCCAAGACCTATCAGGAGTTCCTTCCTGCCTTCGACCCGGTCGAGTTCAAGTTCGTGGCCACGGCCACGCCGGACCCGAACCGATACAAGGAGTTGATCCACTACGCCGGCTACCTGGGCGTCATGGACACGGGCCAAGCCTTGACACGCTTCTTTCAGCGTGACAGCACGCAGGCGAACAACCTCACGCTGTACCCGCACAAGGAGCGAGAGTTCTGGCTCTGGGTGGCGAGCTGGGCTGTCTTCATCACGAAGCCCTCTGACCTCGGCCACGATGACACCGGCTATGACATGCCGCCGGTCGAAGTGCACTGGCACGAGATCCCGAGCGACTACGCCGCCGCGGGCACCGAGAAGGATGGCCAAGGCCTGCTCATCCCCGACGTGGCCCTGGGCCTGTCCGCAGCCGCACGCGAGAAGCGCGAGAGCATGCCGGCGCGCGTGGACAAGGTCCGCGAGCTGGTTGACGCGGCCCCGGCTGACCACTTCGTCGTCTGGCATGACCTGGAAGACGAGCGACACGCCATCCAGGCCGCGGTGCCCGAGGCGGTCAGCGTGTGGGGCAGCCAGGACCTGGACGAGCGCGAGGACCGCATCCGCGGCTTCGGCGATGGGGAGTTCCGCATCCTGTCCACGAAGCCGGTCATCGCCGGTGCCGGTTGCAACTTCCAGCGCCACTGCCACCGCGAGATTTTCTCGGGGATCGGATTCAAGTTCCGCGACTTCATCCAGGCCGTGCACCGTGTCGCGCGCTTCGGCCAGCAGCACCAGGTGCGCATCGACATCGTGCACACCGAGGCTGAGCGCGAGATCAAGGACCAACTGCTGACGAAGTGGCGCCGGCACGAGCAGCAGGAGGAGCGCATGGCGCAGCTGGTACGGGACTTTGGCCTGGACCACCTGAGCATGCAGGACACGCTGGCCAGAACCATCGGCGTTGAGCGCCGCGTGGTCACCGGCCGGCGCTTCGAGGTGGCGCACAACGACTGCGTGCTGGAAGCGATGGAGCAGCCGGACAACTCCGTCGGCCTGATCGTCACCAGCATCCCGTTCGCCAACCACTACGAGTACACGCCGACCTACAACGACTTCGGCCACACCGAGGACAACGAGCACTTCTGGCGGCAGATGGACTTTCTCACGCCGCAGCTGTACCGGATTCTGAAGCCCGGGCGCATCGCGGCCATTCACGTCAAGGACCGCGTGGTGTTCGGCAGCCTGGGTTTGGGGCGACCGAGCATGGACTACTTCCACGAGGAAGCGGCCATGCACCTGCGCAAGCATGGCTTCCACAAGCTGGGCATCGCCACGATCACCACGGACGTGGTGCGGGAGAACAACCAGACCTATCGCCTCAGCTACAGCGAGATGTGCAAGGACGGCACGAAGATGGGCTTCGGGTGCAGCGAGTACCTGCTGGTGTTCTTCAAGCCGCAGAGCGACCTGTCGCGAGGCTACGCTGACGAACCCGTCACGAAGTCCAAGGCCGACTACAGCCTCGCGCGCTGGCAGATCGACGCGCACGCCCACTGGCGAAGCGACGGCAACCGCCTGATGAGCGCTGAGGAGCTGGCCGCCCTGGGCCCGGGGAAGCTGGCCAAGTTCTTTACCGAGGACAGCCTGCGCCGCGTGTACGACTACGCGCGACACGTCGAGATTGGTGAACAGCTGGAGGCGCGCGATGCGCTGCCGCGTCAGTTCGCGTGCCTTCAGCCTGGCAGCCTCGACCCGTGGTGCTGGACTGACGTGAACCGGATGATCACGCTCAATGGCGAGCAGGCCCGTCGGGCGGTGGAGCAGCACGTCTGCCCGCTGCAGTTCGACATCGTGGACCGCGCCATCGCGCGATGGTCCATGCCCGGTGAGCGCGTCTATGACCCGTTCCACGGCCTGGGCACGGTAGGGGTGCGGGCCATCAAGCTCGGCCGCACTGCCGGTGGCAGTGAGCTGTCCGCCAGCTACTTCGCGGACC